GCTTCCAACTTGATTCCATTCGTAAACGTGATGTAATGCTTTTGGATTAGATCTTGCTTCAACATCAACATATTGTGCTAGTGCTTCTATTACGCCTTTTCCAAGTTTATCAAGAAATATTTTTTTGCCTTTTTGTACACCTTCTAAAAAACCAAAAGAATAGTTTACGATGTTATTCATTTGAGCAGTTAGGGATCTAGTATCCATGCTTACTAACATTAGTCGCCTACCGTTTGGTTCTCAGTTCTACGCCATAACATTTTGTAATATTCTGTATTTCCAAATGGACCAGTAAATGGCTCTACTGTTGCTATTTCATAAATAGTTCCTCTGCCAGTTCTTGCCCCTGCTGTTTCTCTATAAATAACTGAGTCGTTGTCGCTTCTAATGTTTGTAATCAATATGTTTGTTATTGCATTATATGAGCCATTAGACGATAATCTTGGGTCATTTGTTGTTCTTGCAATTAGTTTGTTTTCATATTGTAAAAATGCTTCTGGTTTTATGTCTTCAGTTCCTACTCCACCTACTGGTGTTGCGTTACATATGATTGTTCTATCATATACCCAGTCTTTTTTAGGTTGTCCATAGTCACCTTGTGTTAGGATTGGAAAATATATATCTGCCTTCATTGGATACATGAAGTCTGTAGTTTCACATACAGCCATTACAACACTCCAGGACGAACAATATTATTAACATATTTAGACAAAATCTTGTCTACAATAATATTTCCAGTACCCTCAATCATTCTCTTGTCATACTCAATTTTAAATTGATCAGTGCTGTAGTTCTTTACATATCTCTTGTAATAATCTAACTTACCACACTTAATGTCATCAATTAACATTTTTGTAGCATCTTGAATATCAATTGGAACAACTTTATATCCAGTTTCTACTAAGAAAATGTAGTCTGTTCCTTGTTGGAATCCTACGCCAGGAGTAATTGTTTGTGTGTTTCCACTATCTTCTGTATCAAATAGCGCATAAGAATCTGAAACGCCAAGTGGAATTCTTGATGGACGTCTTTCTGCTCTATTTAATGAATCTGTTGCCTGTACTGGATCTTTGGTAATTGCTGTTTTATCTTTTGTAATTAAATAGTTAAAGTCTCCAAGTGCTGGACCATCTACATCATCTACGTCATACACTAGTTCTGCATTTTCATATGCCTTTAAAATTTTATGTGTTCTATCCCAAAGTGGAATATAATCTGTTTCTTGTCCAACAACCTCTAAGTAGTTTCTTTTATAGTAAAATCCATCAACTATTGAATCAATAATTGCTCTAGCCATTGATTCATATTCTTTAAATTTTGCAATTCCTGTTGCAGATGTTTCATTATATGATGCTGCTATGGCAACTGGATCAACGTATGGGCGTTCAATTTGTAGGTTGTCTTCAATAACAATATCTCCACGTTCACCATCAATATCTTCATATACAGTTAAAGCATAAGACTTATCATATCTTACAAAGTCTCCAGATAATTCATATGTAATTTTTCCTTCTGAAGAAGATGTTAATCCAGACTCTCCACTAACAAATTCTTCAAGTTCTGTTTGCTCTGCAACGTCTTCAATAACAATAATATAGTCTGCTGACTCATCTGGAACTGTATAAGTTACAGAAAGTGGGTATGGTGGTGTACGAAGAATGACTGACATTGTTATTTACCGTAGTATGAGGCTACTTCTTCAGGCTGTGCAATTCTGACTGCCTTGCGAGTAATCCACTTTTCCGATGCCTCCTTTGAGACGATGTTGTATCCCACCTTTATTTCACCAAGACCGTGCCAATAGATGTTTTTGTCTGAGTAAAGTGCTACCTTTTCAATTGGTGCTTTTTCTTCTTTAATATTATTTGTTAATCCCGTTGGAATAAAACTTGCAATTACTTCTAAAATTTCTAATTTAGTAGATACCCCAAATAGGTCAATGTTATTTTTTCTTAGCATAAGATTTTAGTTCCATTACGGTCTTTTTTGCTAATTCTTCAATTGTCATATTTTCTCCCATACTCATTTGTAATTATACCAGAATATGACTAAGGGAGGACAGAAATTAATCCATCCTCCCTCAATCTGGGTGGTCAATGATTATGAATCAGTTGAGTCTGCATCTGCATAAGATACAGCGTCTAATTCTTCCCATTGAATACCAAAACGGACGAATACTGTGTATTCAATTGTGTCCTTCTTTGGCTTGTATTCACGGTTTACTGTGATGTCTCTCTGGAATCCCCATACACGGTTTGCTGGGAATGTAAGATCTACATAACCTGCAGGGTAGTAAGGAACTTCAAGAACGTCTACACCTAGTACACGAGTTGTGCGTGAATTGCCAACTGTCTGTGCATTTCCATCAAGGTAATCTTGACGGTTTGCTGGTGTTCCTGCTGTGCGAGTAGCAAATGCTTCTGCTACTGCATCTGCGAGTGTACCGTTGTTCTTAACGATACCCTGGAATGCGTCTGTACCAGCATAGAACTTCAAGTTAGACTTGATAGCACGATACTTGCGTGGCATTGCCAAAATGATGTTCTGCATTGCTGCAGTTGTCCACTCGTTGTTTGCTACAGTAACTGCTGCTTCGTGAGCATCGTTTCCTGCAACTTGGTTTACCTGAGCAACGAAGCCAGGCATGATTGAAAGGAAGGCATCTCCGCCTGATCCGATTCCGTTAATCGCAAGATCTTCAATATCGTTAGCGAAAGCATTTGTCATCAAGCGAACTAGATGATCTTCAAGTGCTGCACCTTCAATATTGTCTTCTAGTGATTCTGTAGAAACTTCCCAGTCAAGACGAATCTTTTTAGTTGTGAGTTCTACCTTAGAAAATGTTGCGCCAACGTTTGTGTAGTCTGGTGCACCCTGTGCTGCTGCACGGATAACACGCTCTCCAACGTTAACCTTCTCAATTTCCATTGTATTTGCTCGCATAGTGACCTTACGGCCATCTTTGGCGAGAACAGTTGCATCCCACACGTAGTCAATAAAACGACGTGCTTGCTCAGGTGCTAGAATACCACCAGAGACTCCTGTAGGATTTACGGCATTTGCTCCTGTTGTAGAACCAAATGCTGCTGTTGCTGTGTTACCAAGCGCTGCTGCTGGACTTACGTTACCGTCAGCATTACGTCCTGTTGCACCACCAACACCACCAGATACTAATGCGCCTTGGGAGTTAATTTCTGCTCCTGAGCCACCTGAACCTGGATAGTTTTTTTCTATATTTGTATTTTGTTCCGACATATTGTTCACCTCCTAGTGATATATACCTTAGTTAAATAGGTCGGTATTTGTGAGGAAACGACCGCCCCATAGGGATTTTTGAACCACTTGTGGTGATTCCTGTACGATCTCGCCTAGATCGCCAGACTTGCGGAAAGCGGTGTCTTGCTCTACAAGATCTACTCGCTTGCCAAACTCGTTAAAGTTACTCTTAATGCCATTAACATCTGATGTTACTGTATCAAGAGACTTTGTTACTGCTGCTACCTGCTCGTTAAGAGACTTAATAGTTGCAGCAAGATCGCCAAAGGCATTAGTAAGAGAAGCATTAATTTCTGAAACTGCTTTAGCAACTTCTTCTTTAACTTCTGAAACGGCGTCAACCACTGCTTCTTCTGCTTTCTCTACTTCTACTGCTGCTTCTTCAGCAACAGGAGAATCTGCACCGCCGTCAACTGCTTCTGCTACAGGTGCTTCCTCAGCAACTGCAACTTCTTCAGCAACTGCAGGAGTCTCTACAACTTCTGCTGGTTGTGCCTCTGGAGCAACCTCTGATTTTTCAACTACAGCGTCTACGGCTGTTTCTGTTGATTCTGTCATGGGATTTACCTCCTTAGTAATCTTAATTGTACTAATGCCTTTAGCACTATCAACTAAGAATTTTATCATCTCTGTATTTTCTTTATCATTCTTTTCTACGAAACCTATATTTTGCATTTTATTACCATTGGTTGGACTTACTGCTGATTCAGCGTCTGATACCATTACGATACCGCTTTCTGAATCCCAAAATACGTTTTCAACTTCTGCTTTTGATAAATATCCACTAACAACGTTTTGTCCATTTACTTTTTCAATAGATACAATATTGGCAAATTGATTTGCTGGATTGTCTACTAAAGAAAGTTCATGTAGTTCATAAGTCTTAATTACACGGATTGACTTATCCATTTTTTCATCATAGGCATCGTCCCATGTCTTAATGTTTCCACCGATTGAAAAACCAGTATATGTTCCATCCAAAACTTTTTCCCATGCATCTTGTGCACCCTTTGAAACATATGCAGATACATAGACTCCGCTGTAAAACTTCTTATCATTTGGATCAAAATATTTATCTTCTTTAAATGAAACGATTTTTCCAACGGCTGATGGTTGGTGCATTTCACGAAGATTTCCACGGAAGTTTTTAAATGCTTCAACGCTGGATTCTGTTGTTACAATATCGCCTTGTTTATCAACGTTATCAAGCGTTGCAAATCCTGACACCATACGGCGTTCAATGTCTACTTTTCCGATGGGCATTGAGAGACGAACATTGTCACCTTCAGTTACCCAATGAGCCTTGTTTGTTAACATAACGCTTCTATTATAGCATTTGTTTATAAGTTTTTCTCAACTATTGAGACGCTCTACCCTCACCCTGTGGATTACGTCCAGATACTGTAGTTGTTGAATCAGAATTATTATTTGTTCGTTCTGCATCTCTTTGACGTGTACCCGCTAAGTTTGCTCTAGCATCAGTTGCTTGTCTTGGAGACATAACAAAGGGCTCATCGCCATCTGCTCTTTGTGGCAAGTCTAACTTTTCACGAGCCTCATTTGGAGTCATAACCTGTGTCTTTACATATCTTTCAAGAATCTGAGATTGTGCAATTTCGTCAGTTAAGGTTAGTTCGTTAAACTTTAGTTCAAGAATATCTGTCTTTTCTTTAATAATCTTATTGACAATTTTTTCAAGGTGTCTTTGTGCTGGACGAGATACCTGCTCTTTAAATGTACGATCTTGTGATAATGCTGCTGCAATGCCACCAGAATCTGCACCACCAAGTTTGGACATTGGAACCTGATGAGCGATTAAAATATCATCACGGTTCTGCTTGCGATACTCTTTAAATGAGCCATCCTGAATACCATTTTCAATTGGCTCCATCTTAAACTCAACTTTGTTGGTATCAGTATCGCCTGGAAGTGGTATGTATAGAGTTCTGTGTGACTGAGCCTTTAGTCCAGTCTGTAGGAATCTAAACATCTTATCTTCTGCATCCCCTGAAAGTTTTGCTCCCTTAAGAGTTACAACATATCTTGGAACAGCCTTATTTTCAAAGTAATCAATATTATACTGAGATGCAAGTTGATCTCCTACTAAGGATGGCATTGCTGCAATAATGTCTGGAATTCCATAAAATGTATTTAATGGAGAATATTCTTTAAGATGAATAATCTCGTTTGGACGTGGATCTGTTCCCATTGGATTTGGGTTCTTTGCAGCAAAGTTTCTAAAGTAAACAACTTTTTGTCCAATAATTTGAACAAATCCATCACGAAGACGACGAACACGAACAGTAGTTGCTGGAATATGACCAACATATCCAATTTCTCCAGTTACAGTTCTTCCTACTTCAATAAATCCATTTCCAGTAGCCTGAAGATCTGTGTAAACCTTTTCCATTGTTTTTGTAAAACTATCGTCATCATTAAGATTTTCTAGCCAGTCACGTAGTTCAATTTTCATTCTTTCAATGCGACGACGTGCACGATCAACTGCTGCTTGGTCATCGTTGTTTTCAAAACGCAGCATAGTTCTATCGGTAACATCAAAGCGGTATCCAAGACCAACAACATTTTCCACCTTGGCATCAATTGCAGCATGGTTAGCAAAAGATGTGTCATAAAAGTTAGCCAACTCATACATATTATATGGTGGAGTAATTACATCAAATAGACCATATCCATTACGATATACAGTTCCAGGATTAATCTGTTTTGATCCAGAATTAACTCCTGATGGAGTTACGTTTGCAGCATTTAGATATGCCTCATTGCCTTCTGGGTTAACATACTTTGACATGTTGCGAGTTGTTCTGCGACGGAAGTTTTGATCAAGACCATCATAATCTTTTAAGTTTTCCCAAGGCTTATTAAATGGATCCTGAGACTTAAAAATATTTTCATCACGCTCTTGCGTGTTTAATCCTGCACGTACGTATTCTTGATCAGCCATTTTCGTATGCATCTCTTCCATGTTTGTCTAATGTTTGCTGTGCTGCATGCCATGCACCAAGGTCGTTCATTGAAGGAATTAAGCCAGCCTTTAGTCTTTCTTTTTGTTCTGAATATTCTTCTTCACTAATTCTATGTAGCCCTGGAACAAAAACCGCTTTACCTTCTCCATCATCGCCATGCAATATTGCTGCGCTTCTAAGTTCAGAAATCTTTGAAAGATCTCCACGTTCAGCAGGTATATTTAAAATTGAGCCTTCGTCATCTGTAAACCACTTACCATTTGACTTCTTATAAACATAAAGCCCCCAGTCATAATGCTTTTCAATGACCTTGCGACGAACATTTTTAACATACGGTTTACCAGTTTTTGGGTTTATTAGCGATTCCATAGCCATAAGTATAGCAGATTATACTGGTGTAGAGACAGTGGTTGACCATTCTACTCCTGTATATACCTTTAATTTTTCAGGTTGATACATTAATCCTTCTCCATCATCAACGATAATTTTGTTTGTTCCAATATATGTTTTATAGATGTCTGCTGGATTAATTCCATAGAACTGAGAAGATCCAATAATAAGCATTCCATCCCATGTAAAGTTATTAAGCCAGAACTGCCAGTCAAAGACAGTTACTCCATCAGTTAAAACCTTAAACCAAGGTCTAACCGTTCTGCTTTCAACTTCCTGTAGACTACTTGCCTGGTAATAAGCAATATTATTAAAAATGGCTGGGCCAGTAATATTAATGCTGCCAAGATATGAATCAAAAGTTAGTGGCGTTAAAAATGAAATACCAATGGTTGACCACTCTTTTATAGATAAGACTGGCTCTCTTACTAGGTTTCCATTTAAATAAAAGGAAAGACCGTTATATTCAACTCCGTTTTCATTTAATGCAAATATTTTTCCTCTATCTCCTGCAGAACTGTTGGCCTTTAGATAAAACTTTATTGATCCGCTTTTATGATTAATCTCAAACAGTTCTGTTGTTGTTGCTGGAAACACATCTTGATCGTATCTAGTCCACAACTGCATAGCGCTTACCCTGTATGATGTTGCTAATTCTTTGTTTACTGGCAAAGATAGTCCACGATTTTCTAATATGTTTAATTCCCCACGAATCTCTACCCCTGAGTTTTTAGTTAAATATAAATATGGGGTACTTTCTTTATAAATACTAAACGGGTTTTTAGATTTATAACTATAATATATTCCATTTTTCTTATATGGAACTAAATCTATACCAAACCTTGTTCCAATTGTGTTTGAAGAGTTGTCGTTTAAGGCTTGAGATGCTAACTGTAGTCTATTTAACAAAATTGGTTTTGTTAAAATTCCACGACTATTAAACTCAAGGCTATAAACTATAGCAAGGTCATTAAAATCTACACTTTTAATTGGATAAATTAAACTATTATTTAACACTTCAAACCTTGTTGTTTCCCAATCCTCATACTCAGAAACATCAACAATCTTATATTCGTTTGGCGTTTCTTGATTAGCAAAGTCAACGGGTGTGTTTGCTCCATCAACTAAATACTGAAATGTAACATAACTCTTTATTTGTGCCCCAGTTGTATCATAATACATTTGCATAGATCCAGAATCTTCTGTTAATTCTGATGTAGTTGGATAGCCTATGTTAAATTGTAAAAAGTCTAGATCATAAAATTTTTCTCCCTGGGCATTTTCTACAAATTGTCCAAAATATGAAAGCGGTAAATAGTCTTGCCAATATCCAGATACTCCTATGTCAAGAAAATATTTTTGATAGGATTCTGATGGAAGGAGTGTATAACTTGCCGTATGGTCAATTAATTCTTGACCTTTATCAATTAAGACTATACCGTTTGATTCAAAATTACTTAAAATTTTAGAAGAGTTTAATGTTGTTGATAGACCAAAAGAATATAATCTTCCTGTAAAACTATAGTCTCCAGACTCATCTCCAGCAACATACATTTTTAGTATATTTTGATTTCCAAAAAATGCAGAAACGTTATTTCCAAAATTATTAACCAGTGTATTTATATTAAACCCTATGGAAAAAAGAGTATTGGCTAAAATTGGATCAGATGTAAAAAGAAGTTCAGAAGTACCATTATAATTAAGCGAATATTTAATCTCATCGGCATCTTTAATTATTGTAAAATAATCACTGTTTAGTGGATTATATATTTTTACTAAAACTTCTTCTGAGGATGAGTTGTGTGAACTAAATACACCATAAAAACTTTCAACTTGGCTAGATAATAGATTAAGTCTTGGGAAGTTAATATATGAATCTACTGAGTTCCAAGTATTATTTGGTCTAAATGATAAAAATTTATTGTCAATAACTGGTCCAGACTCATTGTCTTGTATTGTTTGATTGTCATCATATAATTCTTGCAGTGTTTTTGTACCAATAAAGATTTCTGGTAATAAGTATTCTGGAGTTCTTAAACTTGTTTGAGTAGTTGCCAGGTTATCAAAACTTCCCTGATCCCATTTTGCAAAATCTGGATAGTTATAGTTTGCTGTATAGTTAGCAAAAGGATAATCTATAAAAGCCGTTGTTCCTCCATATGCAGAGTTAATTCCTTCTGGAGAAATAACACCTTGACCATATACCCATCTACGTTTTGCTACAGTTACTGGAACATGATAGGAATAGATCGCTACACAATCAAGTTCAAATGGATATATATTTTCATAAGCATAAAAACCTAGCCAGTCTTGATTATCTCCAAAAGCATCAAGTTCATCTGGTAAATTAAGATTAGCAGTATTTATTGATAAAGAAAGAACTTCTTCGCCATTTACCAGTAGTGACGCTGAATTTCTAATTAAACGAATATGAATTAACATTGGTCTAGACCATTCACCAACAAAATGAGATGCAAATTGATCTCCAATAACTAATGTTAAAAATCCAGATTCAACATAAAGTCCATCATTAGAAGATATTGGACCAAAAATTTTTAATGGTGTTGATGTGTTTGCATTTATTCTTGCCCAAAACTCTATTGTATAGTCGCTATATTGTCCTTTTTTGTTTAAGAATCCTTTACCTGGAATTATTAATGATGCACCCTGTGTGGGTTCTAATTTAGTTACCCCGCTTGCTCCATAAACTAGTGGTATCCCAGAATTTTTACACTTAAGGCCACCTTCGGCAATATAATAAGCACTATCTTCTGCTATACCATACGCTTGCGCTTCTACAGCGTCTGCTCCACCATACAAACTTACAGATATTGGAACTGTTGTTTGAGTAACACCAAATGATGAGGTATTGAATTCTTCATTCCATTGACCAAGGGTTATTCCATTAAAATAAAATTCATTATCTATTGGACTTGCAGAGCCTTCAAAAATTTTAATTTTTATAACTATTCTTAGTTGTGCATTAACATTTGGAACTTCAAACGTTTCAGAGATAAAGCCCCATTTTTGAAATAAAGAACTTGTAAAAGTTTTTAAATTTTGAACAATTTGAGATGTTGTTGGGTCCGTATATTCATATCCTATTGAAACTGTTTGCAGAAACACACTGCTTGAATAAAAATATGATCCAACTGTAAATGTTCCAAGATCCTGAAGTGTATTAAGATTTAATATATCAGGACTAACTATTGATGCTTCAAGCGTCTCTAGTGTTGGAACATTAAGTCTAACTCTTGACAAATTACTGCTAGGAAATGGCTCTTTTAAATCATCAAAAGATGTTGCAAGAGTAGCGCTTGTTGGAGTCCATAAGCCTGCAAGATTTCTCTGTGCTTCAGAGATTAAACCAATATAGTCAAGTTGATCGTCTAATGCCCATAGAACAACTGGGTGTTCTGAGTATATCTTTTCTGCATATAAATTTGATGGATTAGACATTTTTCTCCTATTCCCCTATTATAGCAGGGTAAACATTAATTTCTAGGAATCCATAACTTTTCATTGCCTTTGTTATGATACCTTGCCATAACAAATAAAAGGTCTGATAGCCTATTTAAATATTTTGCAATATTTATATTTAAACCCTCTACCTTCCAAACCTCACGCTCTGCTCTTCTGACAATAGTTCTTGCATTGTGCAAAGGGCCTGTAGGCAAAACAAAAGAATGAAGTGGCTCAAGGTATTCGTTGTAATCATCAATTATATTTTCTAAGTGAGTAATTCTATCTTCTGATATTGTTATTGTTGGGGCACCAGATAACTCTGCACCAAGATCAAATAAATCACTTTGGATTCTGTCTATGATGTCATTATGATATTCCGTCGCCATTCCAATAGCGGAGTTGGCTTCATCTACTGCACCTATTGCTTCAATTAAAGAACTGCTTTTGTCTATTCTTTCATTTGTAGCGGTAGAGGTTTTTCCATCATCGCCAGTCTTTGTATAAATACGAGTTAAGTGAACCATTAGTGCCCTGTCAAAGAACGCCAGATATCAACTGTAATACTGTTGGCTATATAAAGTCCAACCAAATTTATAACCAATTGAAATGCGTACTCAATTTTAGTAGGTTTCTTTTTTTGTAACGGAAACTCTATAACATTATCTAATTCTTTATAGGCTAATCTCATGGAAATATTAACTCTCCTTTAGGACCAGTCCAAACCAATCCAACTGAGTCTCCTAGATTTAAATATTGTTGATCTATGGCAAGTTGTCCCCAACCCCACTCATTACGTGGAAATGGAATAACTTGTTTTTCTTTAATAATAATTGCCCAATACGCTTCTGCGGGTGGCATAACTTCACAAGACTCTGCCTTTTCATCTGGCAAACCATTAACTCTACAAACCACACCAAGTCCATACTTTTTAGTACCTTCTATTTTAAGGTTGGCTTGTTCTAAAACATCTAAAGCAAGAATGCTGCTAGATGATTCTACACATTTTTCTAACTTTGTTTGATTATCTAAAACTCCATAATCAACATAAAGATTTATACAGTTGTCATCTGGT